TGTTTGTTACATCGCCAGTTGTAGAACTTTTTACGATTGTTTGAAAACCGTTTTCAGATCTGACCGGACCACTAAAAGTAGTATTTGCCATATTATTATCCTCCTAATTACATTGACATAGTCTTTAGGCCGTCGACTATACTCGTCTATGCCAATTTTATTTGTATAGTGTGTATTTTATACAGCAGATTATTAAAGAGTGCAAGCTATCCTTATGAGTGGAAGCCACTTTTATAGAAAAAATATCCTAATTAGCCAGCGTAAAGATGAACTTCGCCATCTCTGACATTCCTAGGATTCTCTTGGTTCTTCAAGATAGATCTAATTACAGTTTTAATCTCATCTCCAAGAACTGACATTTCTGGTGTTACCAGTCCGCCATTTTCAAGAAACATCTCGTTCCATCTAGACTCGAGCTTCAGTTTCTTCGCGAACAACACCATGTTGTCTTGAGCCATTGTTAACCTCCTCATAGGTTATATAGAACTTGCTGTTACCATTATATCTCAGCTTGTTCGGACTCCATTTTATATCATTTTTTCCTAGATAGTCAATGATTTCTTTATGAACCTGGCGTACAGTCAACATAGAACTGTCTGTCTCTAATGTAAATTTTGTCTGCCATTCTTTCGTAAAAATTTGAATTAAGTATTCTGTCATGGTTCGTCCTTTCTATCAAAAAAGAAAGGGCCCGTAAAGGGCCCTTTCAAATTAAAAATACTATAATATCAGTTAGATATTAAGCACCTTCAACACCAAAGATACCTCTAAAGTCAGATACACCAAAAGAGTATCTTTCTCTAGCTTTGTATCTAACGTTGCCAGTATCGAAATCACCTTCCATCTTAGTAGAGATAGGAGCTCTTTCGAAATACTTCATTCCGTTAGGCACATCAGTTGTAATGTAGAATGCATCAGTGTCAGTTAAGAAGTTATTCACTACATAACCTTGAGGAATCATCCCCATGTTTCTGATTGCATTGATATCATTATCAGCTGTACCAACTCTGTTTTGAGATTTCATTAATCTCTCCGCAGTAAATTGAAGCTCAGAAGGAATAATTAATTTTATTCCTCTTGCTGCAATTTTTAAACCTCTTTCGTCAGTCATAGCCGCAATATCAATTAACGACTGCTCTAACGAAGTTTCGTTTAAGTCAGCTTGAGTAGTTAAAGTGTTTTTAACTGTACCTGAGATTGTTGGGTGCGCAGTGTTGAATAAAGAAACACCGTCACCTGAATCAAAGTTATCAGTTGAAGGTAAACCTTGAATTAAAGGATTTACCGCTTTAACTTGTTTTGTTTGTGCCATTGAACGTGCTAACGCTTTTGTATATCTAGACGCGAGTCTGTCATACAAGTTATCTTCAATAGCTTCTTCAGTGATTGAGAATGCAAGAGCGATAGTCTCGTGAGTGTATCTTGCAGTGTAAGTCTCTTGAGCATTGTCAAAAGCAACACCAGAACCCTCAGCTTTAACTTGCGCTTGAGCAAATCCTGATAACATTACTTCCTCTTCGAAAGCTCTGTCAGAAGTTTCCTTCACATAGATTTGTTCGTGCTGATTCTCATACTGTTTGTATTCCAGGCCGAATAGTGCATTCAAACCTGGCTCTAGTTCTTTAACTAGTTGTCCTCTAGAAATGGCCATAGTTCATATCCTCCTATTATATGCCTGCTATTTGTTTAATGAAGTGCTCATTGATCGTTACAACCCAGTTAACATTTGCTGCTGTTAAGTCTGAATTGTCTGGATCTTTAGAAACACCCAAGATTTTTAACTGACCAGTAGATGTACCTAATGAAGCGTCATCAAGTTCTACTTTTGATACATAGTTAGGTGTTGCACCTGCTGTGTATGCAATATCAGCTAAATTTCCAACATCCGTTTGTGCAGAAGCACCAGCGTTGTTAGATTGTACTTCAAACCTTTGGTAAGGGTCATCAGCTACGAAACCGACAATGTCAGTCGCAGTATTTGCAGCCTCCAAATGGTTTGCCCATGTTGGTTTGCTTGTAGAAGCATCAGTATAGAAGACACCATTAAGTGATCCTAATAATACATCGCCTGCTGCTGCAACTGTAATTGTACCAGTAGCAGCCATTTCGACTGGGTCCCACTGGTAAATTGCGTCTGCAGAAGCTGCAATGCTATATTCGGATAAACCTTGAGCGTCTCTATTCTGACCAACTTTTCCGATTGCTTTCAATCCGAAAGCAGCGTCTTTGTTTGCCATAGTTTTTTACTCCTCAGTAAAGTTTAGTTTATCCGGAGGTTTTGGAATCGTTAAAAAATTAACTTTTCTTCGAACCACCGAAGGTTACACGAGTCTGCCTGTCAACATTGATAGGCATACTTGGATGCTGTTCCTTCATAAGATCGTTATCAACTGCTTTGTCTTGCTCTATGCCTTGTTCAGCATAATACTGAGCTCTAGACTTTGCGATCTCTTCCGGTACCCTTGTCAGCACAAGGCCCCCAACTCCGATCACTCCTGCGTACTTACCATCTTCGATAATTGGATAATCTGAATCCGGGTATTCATCAGCACGAACAAGTTCGTATCCTGATCTTATTCTTCCAGCGATATTTTTAGTATCCTGAAAGCCCATTGATTCTACTCTTACCCATCTATGACGAAAACCTGTTGGCGCAGGTGGTGCATCTAAAGATGACGGTGGAGTCCAAACTTTTTTTCGAGTTTCTTTTTCTCTAGTTTGGCTCGCACGAGAAGTTCTTTTGTCTTCTGTTTTTTCCATATGCATTTACTCCTTCGTGATTAATTGTTTCGCATATTCTTCAAGCGGCACACCTAATTTTTTAGCAATTGCCATTTGAGACGGCGTGAGTCTCACAACTTTGCGGCCTGTTCTACTTGTTCTAGAAGCCGAAGCTACTGTCTGAGTAGGTTTTTCAGTCGTTGGAGTTTCTACCTTACCAAATTTATGCGGGAATTCAAGCTTTAATCTTTTATCAATCTCATTATAATATTCATCAGATTGAGCATCATAGCCCTCTTCCTCTGTTAGTTTTTTATGTAAAGCAAAGGCTGTATAAGTCATTGCTTCATCCTTACCGAACCATTCATTTTTAGAAGCCCACGCCTGAGCTTTTGGATCAGGATTAATAGGCGCTTCTTGTTTTGTTGGGTTCTTTTCTGGTTGATATGTTGCAGTAGGTTCTTCTTTTTCAGTTCCTCTAGCTTTCATATCAAGCAGTTTTGCTTCTTCATAACCGAGTCTTGATATCTCAGTTTGAGCTGTAACTTCATCTTGCAAATTACCATCTTCTCTGGCTTTTTGTAATTTTGAAACTGCAGCTTCCATAGAAGCTTTTAGTCTATTTTCCATTTCAGACACATAACTTGTGTCTAATTTAGAAATTTTTCCCTCAAGAAGTTTTTGCTTTTCTAACACAGATTTTGCGTAAGCTGTTGCGGCTTCTTCTCTTCGTTCCGCCTCACGCATTTTTCTAGTTAGTTTTGCAATTCTTCTTTTAACTCCTTCTGAGTATTCTTCTAATTCTTTCTTTTTTTCTTTATCATCTGGTTCAGCTTGAACATCAAGCTGCTCATCAGATTTCTCAGCTGAGTCATTGGACTCAGTATTGTTGTCTTCAGTTTTTTCATGAGATACCTCTATTTCTGTTTCGGGTGTTTTTTCTTCTGGTATTTCTACCTCGGCACCTGGACCAGATGTATCTATGTCAACTGTCTTTTCTTGTTCTTGCATAGTGTTCTCCTATGTTAATACTGATGAAGTATATCTTCTGGGTTTTCAATGGTAGCAAGCACTTCATCATCGTTAAGTATTCTTACTTCGCCGCCATCGATTTGTATCCTGGAGCCTGCATAACGTGCAAAGATGACCCAATCACCGACCTTGCACCAAGGGCCCTCAGGAAACTTTTCTTTATCATAACAATGTGGTCCTTGCGCTAATACTAATCCGCAAGTAGAAGCCACTTGTTGTTTTTCTAAAGTCTCTTGTCCAAAGTATAAACCACCTTTTGATTTCTCAGGCATCTTGAATGGTAATACAATCATTCTCCAACCAGTTGGTTTAGGAAGTTTATCTTCTTCTTTTGTTTTTAAACGTTCATACGCTTCGTCTTTGTCTTCATCTAGCTTGTTGTACTTTTCTTCCAACGCAAGCTTAGTCTTCGGAATTTCTTCCGAATTTGACGATGTTATTGTTTTGTCCGTCATCTTTCTCCTCTTCTTTTTTTGGGTTTAAAATATCTGTTAAGGCTTGATCTATTTGTTGGTAAGCTTGTGCTTGACCTAATAGATATTTATAGTTTTCATAATTTGTTGCACCACCTGCAATCATAGAATCACCAATAGACTGGTAATTTTCTCTAAGTTCTTTTCTAAGTTTTACTACGAGTTGTTCTAATGTTAGCACTTCCACCTTCTTCTAGCCTGGCGTAGTCTAGAATTAGGATCTGCTGCTGCTTTCGGAAATTGTTTCATTTGGCCGGCACTTCTAGCGCAGTATGATTTTCTACGCTTTGCAGCTTTAGATCCTGGCTTGACCTTACCAGTGACCGCTGTTTTTAGTTTTGAGCCAGGATTTTCTCTTCTATAACGGGCGACACCTGCTCTTGTCATCCCAGCGCCCGACTTTGTCGAACGAAAATATTTTTTAGTTTTAGGGGGCTGTCTATCTCTTGTTCTTGCCATTATTTCTTTTTACCTCTTTTTGCAAAAGTTGCAACGTTTTTAGGTTTAGGGCCAGTGTTCGACGCTTGGCGCTTTCGTTTGACCGCACTCGCCTTTTGTGAAGCACTCATGGAGCGAGCTTTTGCAAGCGGGACACACTTTGGATATTTCCTTTTGCTCCCCTTGCTTCTTCCACATGGTTGATATTTGCCGTTCTTCTTCGGCGCTCCTATATCGACCCATTTCTCTGCTACCCATTTTCTTAGGCCACCTTCTTTAGACATATTGAGTTTTTTTTCTTCTATTCGACATTACAGCACCGCAACCTTTTGCGATTTTTTTTAATGGAGGAAGGTTTCCTTTTTGTCTTAATTTTTTGTCGGGATCAGATTTTTTTAATTTAGATAAAACACTTCCACCTTCAGCTTTCTTTACTCGTTTCTTACCACCTGGTGTGACTTTGCCTGAGCAAACTGCTGATGCATACATGTTTGCATACGCTGAAGGATAAACTTTAAATTTACGCTTCGCTGCAGCTTTTCCTCTTGGACAAAGTTTTGCCATTACTTCACCTTTTTCATTTTAGATTTCATAACTCTTCCACCTTTTTTCATGAAACCCATTTTGTTTCTTACAGGTTTTGGAAGTTTTTTTAATCCTTTTCCTTTTTTACCTGCTGGTACTGGTTTTAAATTACCCGGCATTATTTTTCTCCTTTGCAGTTACAATCATGATCACACAAACATTGTGTAATACCAAAAATCTTACAAACGATTTCACATAATTTTTGTTTTATTTTTTTTAACATTATTTCCATCCCTTCTTTGCTAGTTTAGGTTTTCCTGATCTTACCAGGCCACCGTTTTTTTCATACCTTCTTAATACTTCTTCCATCCTTGGGTCAAGATCAAAAACGTCTTCTTCATCATAATCTTTTTCTTCTTTCATTTTTTTATATAACGCTTTAAATTCTTTTCCAGAGGCTCCTCGTTTACCTAATTCTCTAAATTTTTTTGTAAATTCACCTGGCATTATTTTTTACCTGCACCATTACGGAAGATTTGTGTACCCTTAATGCCATAAATGCTCGCAACGACGAGAATCCACAAATTTGTAAACCATGACGGGAGCTGCGAGAACATCTCGAAGAAAAGTTTTACCTTATCCATCGCTGCTGGGTCCTCACTTACGACTGCCCAAGCCAAAATAGCTACGGGCAAACTTAAAATTATTAAAACTGCTTCGTCCTTCCAGTCCGATTGTCTTGCTTCCAACAATTGACCTTGATAATCAGCCTCACCTCTTGCCATTTTTTCAGCATGACGCATTTGTGCATCCGCCATGAGCATTTTAGTCTCTTGACGTTTTTTAAAAATGTGTGAGCCAGCTTGAAAAGCTAGTTTAGCTGCCTGTAACCACATGTTAGTACCAGGTAGCTGTTTGTTTTTTTAAAGTTTTGGTGCCTTTAACAGTTACTGTTGGGTTTTCACCTGCTTTTGGTGTAGGAATTTCCTTTCCACCATTAGGATAACCAACTTCTGTCTTAGCTTTTTTGTTTTTTTCCATTTTTTCTCCTAGTCTTAGACAATCCCGCCTCTGAAAGCGCAATTGCAATTGCTTGTTTCCTATTTGTAACCTTTTTTTTCGATTTTCCAATAGGAAGTTTACCTTTTTTAAACTCTCTCATCACTTTTTCGACTTTTTTCTGACCTCTAGCCATTAGTTTTGTCTTCTTTTAGCAAGTTCTGTCTTTGCAATCGATGTTGCAGCTCTAAGTTCAGCTAAATCTTCGTTTTGTTCAAGCTTTTCTTCCTGATTCATCTGGTTCATCATCGCTCTCATCTTATCAAGATTGAGTCTCTCTTCGTTTTGTTGTGCTTTGACTGCATCATCTTTAGCTCTGATGTCTAATTCTCTTGCTCTTAGCTTCGCAATCGGATCATTACCAAAATCACCATTAATTTTCTTTTCTTCTTTTTGAAAATCTTCCATCATATCTGCAATGAGTTCTGCTTTTCTTGCTTCAATTTTATTATTTAAAGCTTGCATCTGTTGTTGCATCATTGGATTCATCATGGCTTGTGGGTTTTGTTGCATTTGTTGCATCATTTGAATTTCTTTCATGAATTCAATTTCAACTTGCTCTAGTGCCATAAGAGAAATGTGTTCAAAAATATTTTTTTCTAATGCTGCATTAATGACAGGATTATTTTTTGCCATATTTGTTCCCATAAAGTTTAAATGTGCAGTGATATGGGCTCTATGATCTTGGCCTTTAAAAGCTTGAAACTGTTGTGCGCCCAATGCTCTAATATGTTCTTGTGCAGGATCAATAGGTGCAACAGGTACAGGTGGTTTTAAAATAGAATCTACATCTTTAACACCTAAAGCTTCGTACATATTTCTGTACGCTTTATACATATCATGTATTTGTGGATTTGATTGTGCAAGTTGTAACTCGGTTTGTGCTAAAGATATTCTTTGCGTTTGTGAAAAAATATTTGGATCTGCAACAGGTAATACATCCACCTTATCATCAAAGTCTGTTTGTTTAATTTGTTTTTCTCCACCTATTACTTCGTAAGGATATTCAGCCGGTAAATAAAGTTTAAATACTCTTGCTAATAATTTAAATTCTTGTTTGAGCGCCGCGTATAATCTTTTGTGGATAGCAGACATTGTTCTGCTACCACGTTCGAGCAATGCAACTGTCGTTCCCACTGCAGCTCTAGAATCTCCCGCTCCTACCTGCATGTCAGCAATAGATGCAAAGCGCTGACCGGCTTGTACAACGACACCCATAAGTTGAAGCAATGTTGCACTTGGCTCTTTGAATGGAAGCGTCATGAATGAATCTTTAATGTTTCCACCAGGAGCATCGACATCTCTGAATTCACCAGGTTGTATCGATTGTGCATCATCCCTAATTCGTATACCTCTCATTTTAAATCCAGCTGGTAAGTTGGATAAAGTTCCAGCATCAAGTAAACTTCTTAGAGCTGCGGTTGCTGTGCGTGACAGTCCGCCAATCATATGAATTAAACCAAAACCATAAAAACCAAGACCTGGTAAAAATTTGAAATGTGTAAAATAGTTAATTCTTTTTTTCTGAGGATCTTGTATTTCATAGTTCCTTCTAATAGATAATATCGAACGAGAGTTTTCTTCGATCGTTACAATGTAAGGTAATTTAATACCAGTAGGTTCCCCAGTGGGTCTGCGATCTTCAAAACCCTCAAGGTCTAGATTGACATGACATTCAAGAATTGTAAAGACATCTTGTTGTCTTCCAGATTGTCTTGTTCCTTCTAATTCGTGTTCTTTTTTATCTAAATCTGATTCATTGTCATAACCAGGAGTAAGGTCAATATCTCTATAAAAACCACCGACCTGTTGTTTTCTTAAATCGTTTTCAGAAATTTTGATGCGGTGTATAATTGCTTCTGCGTCATCCAGTGATGTTGCCGTGTAAGGTACGATTAAATCATCTGCAGGTACAAACTTTGAAACCGCTCTTTCCATCGTTGCTTCATAGTAGACTTTTTTAAATGCAGAACCTTGTAATGGTAGATAAAATAACATTTGATCAAATTCAGACTCGTACTCACTCATCACATCCATAATTTGATAATTCATAAATTCTTTGACACGTTGAGATTGTTGTTCTTTTGCAGGATCTGGTTTTCCAACAATCGCCGTTCTTACAGGTCCGTCTGCTGGTAACAATTCTTTATAAGCCAAAGATTGAAACTGAGTCACCGCTTCTGCAAGCACAGGATGCGTTGCACCACTTGCTCCTTGAAAGGGTTCTGTTTTTTGTTCGTATTTAAATCCTAATAAATCTAAACCTTGGGTAATCGCTCTTTCCCAATCTTGTCTTGAAGATTTATAGTCCATGTAGTTTGAATATAACTCTGATCCAAGCGGCATTAGTATTTCCTCGGGCAGTAGTTCCGCTAGGTTGTCAAAATGATTTTGACTTTGAGCCTGGCTAAATGCACCTGGATCAAAGTTAATTTCTACTCCTCCATCTGATAAAGGGGTAATCTCTGTGTCTTCAACATTAGGTACGTCTTCTTGTACCTCTACAACTTTTTCATTAAGTTCTTCAGGTGACTCTAATTCAATTGATTGTTTAACTTCGTTTGGAAGTCCTTTGTCTACTGCCATTTAATTTTTTCTCCGATCTTACATTCTTAACAGTATTATAGTCAACATTCAAGCCTTTGGAACTTGGTCCTTGTTTCGGGGGCACTGTTGTTGTAAGCTTTTTCACCATTACCAATAGTAACTTTTCTTCCTCTGAGTTTGAGGTTCATCTATATAATCTTCTGGGTGATCAATCAAGCCTCCTTGCCTAAAGCGCATCAATGCTTGGGTGGTAGAGTCAACAAAGTCATCGTGATCTCCATATGGAAAAGATGCACATTCTTCAACAACCTCTTGAGCAAAAGTCTTGGACAAAGGAGCCCAGACCATGCCTGATTCAAACATTGGAGATATTGCATTAACTCTTGTATGTTTATCGTTTCCTTTTGAAGGTGTGAAGTTAACCACTGGAATACCCATTTGCCTAAGTTCGTGGGTCAGGGGCAGTCCAGAAGCTTTCGCTTCAACAATGACCGTTTCTGGTTTCCAATAGTTATATTGTTCAAGAGCCATTCTTCGGAGCTCAGGGAACTCGTACCTACCTTTAATGGCATCAACTAAAATTAAATGTGCTGGACTATCCGGATCAGGATAAAAAATCCCCCAAGTTGTAATTGCAGAATAGTCAGAAGATTCTTTTTTTGTAAAAGCCGTATCATAACTTTGAATAACATGTTGCAAAGGTGGAATATAATCTTCTTCCCAGTTCTTCCACCAATCTCTTTTTAAAAGAGCGCCTTCTTCTGCAGTTGGATTTTGCATGTACTGTGCATTCCATTTTGCAATACCCGCAGAAGCTTTTACTGCTTCTAAATCTTCTAACTTCCAATATTCTGGCCATACAGGTTCTCCTGATGGCATGATAGCAGGAAACTCTACAACTTCCCACTTATCTGCTTTTTCATCTTGTTGAGCTTTTAGTAACTGAGCGGTCAAGTCTTTTGTGGACCACCGGGTCATAACTAAAACAATTCTTCCACCAGGTTGTAGACGCTGACGTGGACCTGACGTATACCATTCGTATGCTTTGTCAAAAGCTGTAGGAGAGTTTACATCTTGCTCGGAATGTGGATCATCGATGATTAAAAGATCTGCACCTCTTCCGGTCACAGCTCCTTCCACACCCACAGCAAAATATTCACCGCCTTTATCGGTTTCCCATCGTCCTGCAGCTTTTGAGTCTTCTCTTAACCTTGTGGTAAAAACTTCTTGGTACTCGGCTGAGTCAATTAATGTTTTTGCTTTACGTCCAAATCTTACAGCAAGTTCTGCTGTGTGAGTCGCTTGAATGATTTTTAATTTGGGATCATTTCCAATCATCCAGGCTGGCAAAAAGTAAGATGCGAATTCTGATTTTGTATGCCTGGGTGGCATATTAATAATTAATCTTTTTAATTCTCCTGTTTGTAATCTATTAAATTTATCTGAAATAATTTTATGATGGGAACCCTCAATAAAATCTGGCCAAATGTGTTTTACAAAAGTCAAAAAATCAGTTTGGATCTGAGACTCCTTTTGCTTTTTTATTTTTGTAAGAAAATCTAACTTGACCTGTTTTCTGACTTTAGGGTCTTTAATTCTATTAAGATTTTTTATTTTATTAATATCAAGCATATTTAAGGTTTTATGGAACCATAAACTATTTATGGTGTATGAATATATAAATCAAGCAATAAAGGGGTAGGTGTTAGGATCCCTTTTTGTAAATGGGTCATCGACATATATAAAAATTCAAAAAACCAAAACCACCTGGTACCTCTATTCATGGGTGGGTCCCGCCCACATGCACTTAACAGGTGTTGCTTTTATGCAACACCTGTTGCTTGTTTGCTACAGTTCTTGTGCTTGGACCTTGATGCTGTATCCTAGAGCCTTGATGCGTTTACACTCCAACTCGGTTAAACATTTCTTAGCCTGGGGATATGCAGCTTGGACCAAGGCCAAGAAACCCTTGGCTAATTCATTCATGGGGTAAATTCTCTTAACCCCATAAATTTCTCTGATTTCAACTAATAGTTCTTTATCCATAGTATTCTTCCTCCATTTCGTTTATTTTTTGTAAAAGGTTTGCACTGTCCTCTGCAACGCCTTCCACTGGTGGCTCCTCCATGTTTGATTGAAGCCACTGTTTAACATACTCAACGATATCAACACCTTCTGTTCTAAGATCTAATTGTAATTGTACCCAGTTCATTTTCTATTCCTTTCGTTGAACTCAAATCTTGCTCGTTTGTTTTGTTCATCAATCTCTTCCAAAGTAGAGATACACCCTATTATTCCAATTAAGCAAATTGCTAAAATGCATAATGTGAATACTATTAGTTCTATACTCATTTCTTTCTCCTTTGTTAATTTATATTTGTTATAGGATAATATATGATTAATGTCAAATAAAAAATTTGTTTTTTTTTTTTTTTTTTTTTGGTTGTTCCCCCCCATTTTCTTTTTCCATTCAATTTTATAGTGAAAATTATTTTTTA